TTTTTATTCTATAGAGTGGATAGATCCGTGCGGAGATTCGGGCCATGCCGAAGCTGCTGATGTAAAAGATTTAAAACCTGCAAAGATGATGACTCAAGCTTATGTCTTTGATAAAGATAATAAACACGTTTGGACGTTTGCTTCTTATGATACTGAGTCTGCAGTCTTTTCTGATCGTAATGTATTTCCTAAATCAATAGTGACTAAAATGGAAAAGGTCAGTCTTTAACTTCCTCTACTATTTCTGCATCTGAATCTATAATAGGTTTGTAAGTCTTCAAAGCTTTCTCTAACATTTTATCTAGTTCAGCTTCTTCCATATTGTCTAGGTCCTTGTGCAAGTGTAGGTGATTATTGTTTTGGAATCCAGCTGCCTTACCTCTAGCTACTTCTGCATTTACTGCAGCACTCCAGGCTTTTGATTGTCTTGCTTCATCACGCAGTTGCCCGAGTTCACTATAATGAGATTCTTTTGTGACATCATATTTTTTAATCTTTTCAGATTTTAATCTGCCTATGTACTGACTAACTAAAGGATAGAGAGTTGGGTTTTGAAGCTTACTAGCAGAAACATAGGCAGAGTTGGGATCATAGCCTGCCGCAATTGCACATTCAGTAGCAGTCTTCCTGCCCTCTTCGGCAACAACTAAATTGGCAAACTTGATTTGTTTTTCTGTAAGTCTCTTTGGTAAACCCATGACTTGCAATATAAGTTATTTTTGATATATGTTCAAGCATGGTATCAGGAAAGCTATTAAGACAGGCCCTAGACAAGTTTATGAAATCGCCAGTGGCACAAGAGGCAAGAGTTCAAGTGTGCTTACCAGACGGAAAATTTTACGACATCAAGGACATTAAATTAATGGAAAACAAAATACTTGGCGTGCGTGAAACTCATAGATTGGTGATGACATTGTATACTTCAAAGTGGAATATGGGTGAAGTTATTAAAAAAATTGATTAGCCAAAGAGCAACACACTTAGCCTGAAAAATGATTAAAGGT